TGGAAGTCAAGCGGCTGGATTGGCTGGAACAACTGGAACAAAAAACAGAGTTGGAGTAAATGTTATTGGAATGAAAGAACTACGAAACTTTTTTAAAGATTTTCCTAGACAATTAAACACACCAAAAAATATGACTAGAATATTTAGGGAAAACTCAAAGCCTTTACAACAAGAAATAAAATCTAATATAAGTGGAATGAAGTTTAAAAATGAAAGTATTGGCTCTAGTATCTTAGAAAAGTCAGTTGGGTTTATAACAACAACTGCAACGAGAAGAGTGGGGGGTGGTTATGTTGGTCTCAGAGCTAAAGGTGCTTTTAATAATAAAAGCGGTAGAAGTGGTTTTTATGGTGCTTGGATAGAAATGGGTAGAGATGCTGATAATCCAACTTATAAATGGGGACCAGCTAGACCATTTATAAAACCAGCTTTTGACAAAACAAAAAGAATGTTAATGACAAACATGCTAGTAGATGCAAGAAAAGTGATGTTAAGAGAATCAAAAAAATTAGTTAAATTTGGAACATTAGGTTACAGTTAATATGCAATTAGGAAAAGCTATATATAATATTTTAACAAATGATAGTGATGTTAGTTCATTAGTATCAACTAGGATATTTCCTAATGTAGCACCGCAAACAACTCAATTTCCTTTTATAATTTATGATATAACTGGTGTTGATCCTAATGACACAAAGGATGGTGCAAGTACACTTGACACTAATGACGTAATGATTTCTTGTTATAGTGAAACATATTCTGAGGCATCTGATTTAGCACAAAAAATTAGAGTTGCAATGGATAGAATTAATGAGGGAACTTATGGAGGTGAAACAATACAATCAAGTCAATTTCAAAGTTACAATGATATATTTGATGACACTAGCGGTGATTCTGGTATTTTTAGAAAAGCTTTAGATTTTGAAATTAGACAAATTAATCCAACAACATAAATAATATGAAAATAAAACTAGAAAAAGATTGGAGGGCTTATGGTCAACTAAATAAGGCTGGAACAATCATGATAATAAAAAATAAAGAAACATTAAAATTTTTAAAAGAGAATGGATATGTATATAAAGAAACAGACAAAAAAGAAAAAAAAGAAAAAAAAGGCAAAAAAGTAAATGCTGAAAAAAATAATTAATTAATAAAAAATAAAAGAAAATGGCTATTTTAAATGGAACAGAAATAAAAGTTTATAGCACATCAACAAATAATCTTGTTGCTTTTGCTCAAAACTGTACTCTAAATATAAATCATTCACCAAGAGAGATTACTAACAAAGAAAGTGCTGGTTTTAAAGAAATATTAGAGGGAGTAAGAGATTTCTCTATTGATATAGATGGTGCTTATGCTTGGACTGATGGAGGCGGAACACCTTTAACTAATGGAGCTGATGACTTAGCAGCATCTAATTTATTAGGAACTAACCGAACAGCGGTCTCATTTATATTTGGAGATACATCCTCTAATGATGTAAGCTATGCTGGTAGTGGTTTTATAACATCAATGAGCTTTACTGGCGGAACAGAGGACACAGCAACATATTCTCTAAGTATAGAGGGAACTGGTGCTATTACACAAACAGTAAACTAAAACTTTAGGTGAGGAGCTTTGATACTTTTTGTTTAGTATCATTGCTCTGATCCTTTTAAACTAAACAAAAATGAATTATACTTTTATAAAAATAGATAATAAAAAACATCCAATAAAATTTGGTTTTAACGCCTTAAGAAAATATTCATCTAAAACTAATACAACTTTGCAAGATTTAGATAAACTAGGTAACAACATGACTTTAGACAATGCATTAAATTTAATTTATTGTGGAATAGAGGATGGTTACAGAGCTGCAAAGCAAGAGTGCAAAATAACAATAGATGACTTGGCTGACTTGATAGATAATGATTATGATTCTATTGCAAAGGCTATGGAAATTCTTGCAGAGCAAATGGGCGGTGATACTGAAAAAAAGCAAAAAGCCAAGAAGTAAAAGAAAAACTTTCTTGGCGTAAACTTGAGAAAATTGCTTTTGGATATTTAGGAATGGGAGTTGAAGAGTTTTATGACTACTTGCCCAAACACTTTTGGAATAAGTTGGATGGTTTTTATGAGATTGAAAATATAAAAGAAAGAGCAAACTGGGAACGAACAAGGTGGCAAACAACATTGTTATTAAATATACAAATAGCAAAAGGTAAAAAGTTAAAGCCAACTGATCTGATTGAATTTGAGTGGGATAAGAAACAAAAAGAGATAGATTATAAAAAGTTGAAAGAGAAAGCTGAGTACATAAAAAAATTATCGGAACACAAAACTAAATAAAAAATGGCATTAGGACTTGTTGGTAAATTAACTGTTATGTTTGGAGCTGATTTTCAAGGCTTTGAAAAAGCAATGAAAAATGCTACAAAAAAACTAAACAGATTTGAAAGAAATGCTAAAAGGTTAGGAACTCAGCTCAGTACAAATTTAACTCTTCCACTTCTTGCAGTTGGTGCTGGTGCTGTTAAATTAGCATCTGATTTTGAGGAATCATTAAATAAAGTGAATGTTAGCTTTGGTGAATCTTCTAAAGAAGTTGAATCTTTTGCAAAAACAACATTAGATAATTTTGGTATTGCAGAGGGATCAGCTTTAGAAATGGCATCTTTGTTTGGTGATTTATCAACTTCAATAGGATTCACACAAAAAAGTGCAGCTGATATGAGTGTTGAGCTTGTAGGATTGGCTGGAAATTTAGCGTCATTTAAAAACGTACAAATTGACGTAGCACAAACAGCTTTAAAAGGAATATTTACTGGAGAAACAGAAGCTCTTAAAAATTTAGGAATTAATGTAACAGAAAATGTTTTAAGACAATCAGAGTTTTTTAAGGCTTTAGGTAAAACTTTTAATCAATTAACACTTACAGAAAAAACACAAATTAGATTTAATGAAGTTATCAAGCAAAGTGCAAATGCTCAAGGTGATTATATAAGAACTCAAGATGGAGTTGCAAATAGTGCTAGAAATTTACAAGAAAGCATAAAAGAATTAGGACAACAATTTGGAACATTATTAATTCCTTTGACTAAAGATTTAATAAATGCATTGAAAGGTGTCGTAGATACATTAAGAGGATTAACAGATAATCAAAAAGAAGCTATTGTATTTTTTGGAAAAGTTATAGCTATTGTTGGACCAGTAATTGCAATTTTAGGAACTTTGGCTGGAGCAATATCCTCACTTATTGCATTGTTTACTTCTTTGTCAGCAACAGCAATAGCATCTATTTTTGCTGGTATTGCAG